GAGAAACTGAAACATGGCAACCACCGTCGTGCTGAACCAGGCCACGCTCACCGTCGATTCCGTCGACTTCAGCGACCAGGTCAACACCATCACCGTCACCGAGTCCTTCGAGGCGCTCGAGTCCACCGCGTTCGGCGACACCGCCCGCAAGTTCGTGAAGGGCCTCGGCAACCACGAGATCACGGCGACCCTCATGATCGCCTACGGCACCTCCGAGGTCGAGGAGAAGTTCAACAGCCTCGCCGGCACCAACTTCGACGTCGTGGTCACCCCGACCACCTCGCCGACGGCTGGCACCTCGAACCCCGCCTACACGCTGACCGGCTGCTACCTCGAGTCCGTCACCCCCGTGAACGGCGGCGTCGGAGAGCTCCCCACGATGGACGTCACGTTCCGCGGCGGCGCCCTCACCCGCGCCACCAGCTGATCCAGTTCATCCAACCACTAGGAGGCACCTAGATGAACATGACCATCCGCGTCGACATCGGCGACGGCCCCCAGGACATCTCAACGAACCTGTGGGCCGTCGTCGCATGGGAACGCAAATACAAGACCAAAGCGTCACAAATGGCGACCGCGGCCGGCATGGAAGATCTTGCCTATTTGGCATACGAATCCATGCGCCAGCAGAAGCTCACGGTTCCGGCCGTGTTCGACGACTTCATCAAGAAGATCGTCAGCCTCGAGGTCGTCGGAAGTGACGAGCGCCCTACCCGAGGGGAACCAGACGACGCCAGCTAGCCGAGCTACTGGTGGCTGTCGGCTGGTGGCCCCAACACATCGAGTTCGATCTCAAAGACCTGAACACCGTGGTCGATGTGATCGAGGAACAGAAGAAAGCAAATGGCAGGCGTTAGCGCAAAAGTCGAAGTGAACGGCCTGGCCGACACACTTCGGACCCTGCGCCGAGTCGACCCTGAGCTTCGCAAGACCACGATCAAGCGCATGAAGGTCGCCGCCAAGCCGATGCAGGCCGAAGCCAAGAAACTATTTCCGAGCGCTTCGCCGCTGTCTGGCTGGGGAAACTGGCGCGGCGGCTACGACGGCGCCACCGTGAAGCGCAACGTCAAAGTCTCATTCAAGGGCTCCAAAACCCGCAACAGCGACACCATCCCGCTGCTCACCCTGCGCCAGACCAGCGCCGCCGGCGTCATCTTCGACATCGCCGGCCGCAAAAGCCAAGGCAACAGCCCGTCCGGCCGCGCCATGATCGCCCGCCTCGATCGGTTTGCACCGGCCTCGAGGGTGATGTGGCCGACAGCTGAGCGGCATATGCCCGAGGTCGTTCGCGGCGTAAGATCGGCCATTGACGATATGAGCCGACAAATCAACGAGGAGCTGCGCTAATGGCAATCAATGTCCCAATCGTTAGCGAGTTCAACAACCGTGGCCTCAAAAAGGCCATGTCCGAGTTCAAGCGCCTCGAAACGACCGGGCAGAAAACCGCGTTCGCCTTGAAGAAAGCGTTCGTGCCAGCCACCGCCGCCCTCGGCGGCCTAGCCGTCGCCGGCGCAAAGATGGTCGCCGCTGGCGAGCAGGCCGCCACAGCGAACGCCCGCATCGAGCAGATCGCGACCTCGATGGGTCTGTTCGGCGACGAAACCCAAAAGGTCACCAGCCGCCTCGTCAACCTGGCAAACGAGCAAGCCCGCCTCACCGGCGTCAACCAGAACACCATCAAAGAGTCCCAGGCGCTTCTCCTCACGTTCAAGGACATCGCGTCAAGCGCCGACGAGGTCGGAGGCGCGTTCGACCGCGCCACACAGCTCACGCTTGACATGGCATCCGCCGGCTTCGGATCTGTCACCGACAACGCGAAGCAGCTCGGCAAAGCACTCAATGACCCGATCGCCGGCCTGACCGCTCTCCGTCGTTCCGGTATTCAGTTCACCGAGCAACAGCAGGATCAGATCCGCACCCTCGTCGAATCCGGCCGCGTCCTTGAGGCGCAGACCATGATCCTCGAGGAGATCGAGAACCAGGTCGGTGGCACCGCGGAAGCGACTGCTAACTCGACCGACAAAATGAAAGTCGCGTTTTCGCAGGCTTCCGAGTCAATCGGCATGGCGCTTCTGCCAGCCGTCGAAGCGCTCGTCCCGATTCTCGTCAAGTTCTCCGAGTTCGCCGCAGACAACCGCGACATCATCATCGCCGCCGGCGCCGCCATCGCCGGACTGTCCGCCGCCATTGTCGTCGCCAACATCGGCATGAAGATTTACACCGCGACCACAACGATCGCCACGGCCGCTCAATGGGCATTCAACACGGCCGTAGGCGCCATCGCCCTGCCGATCGTCGCTGTCGTCGCGTTCACCGCCGCCCTCGTCGCCTTGGAGCGCGCCAGCGAGAAAGCCAGCCGCACGTTCCGAATCCTGCTTCCTGGCATCAACGGCATCTCAGACGCCATCACCTGGCTCAAGGGACAGACCGAGGACGTAAACGAAGAATGGGCCGCGTTCAACCAGACCATCGACGAGGGCCGTCGGGCCGCCGGCAACATGTACCCCGAGATCGACAAGACCGCCAGTTCCGTCGATGACCTGATGACCGAAGCCGTCGAGGCCACGAAAGCGCAACTCGAGCTCGCCGGCTCAATCAACGCCGTTTACGGCGAAGTCAGGAAACTCAATCCTGAGCTCGTCGAAATGCTTGGCCTTCTCGACGTCCAAGACGACATCGAAGGTCTGAAGCGCGAGTTCGACGATTACAACGAAACGATCGCAGACGCTGCCGGCAACGTGCGAGTGATCAACCAAGCACAACGCGACCTGACCCGCGCCATCATTGAAACGCTCAGCGCCCACGGCTTGCTCACCCTGGCGTTCGACAAGCAGCTCAAGATCAAGATCGACACAGGCGACCTCAATGCCGCCTACGCCTCAGCGCTCCGCGTCTTGAACGCTTTCCAACAGGTTCAGCAAGTGGCCGCCGGCCAGCGCCCCTCAACGTATGTTCCGCCACGCGACGAGCTCGGCTTTCTTTCGGCTCCGCCGGTCGCCACCACCACGATTACACCGGTCGCCAGCATCACTCGAGCACCATCTGGCGCCGTCCAGAACGTCACCGTGAACGTGAACACGCCGACACCGTCAGAGGAGATCGGCAAGGTCGTCGTCGACAGCATCCGCAAATACAACCGGACGTCAGGTAGCGCCGGCATCGGCGTTCTACGGCTATGACCGCGACGATTGTCCAGAGTGGCGATTACACGCTCGAAATCGACACCGGTGCACCCGTTCGAGGGTTTCGGCTCGATGACGCAACACGCGGCGTTTTAGACGGCACTACGTTCGTTCTGGACGGCGTCACCGACTTCGCTGACGTCACCGACGGCGCTAGAAGCATCCGTGTCCGGCGAGGCCGCCGCGACATTGCCGACCAGTTCGGCGCCGGCTCCATGAGTTTCGTGCTCGATGACACGGCCGCGGGCGGCGTGTTCAACCCGTTTGCGACCGATTCGCCGTATTACGACCCGTCTAACGACAAACCTGGCCTAGCCCCGATGCGTCTGGTGCGCCTCTATCGGGAGGCCGAGCTACTGTTCGTCGGCCGCATCACCGATTTCGACTACGACTTCGGACTCGACGGCGATGACTCGGTCACCGTCACCGCATCCGATGACTTCTATCTGCTCGCCCAAACCGTCACCGACGACCACACGACCACCAAAGAGCTGACCGGCGCACGCATCGAAGACATCCTCGATTTGACCGAGGTGAACTATCCGACCGGCGCCGCCAGGTCGATCGCGACCGGCACCGTCGAGGTCGGCGGCGGCGGCGACTACAACCTGGATTTAGGCCAGATCGTTCTCGACTACCTCCGGCTCGTCAACGAAGCTGAACAAGGCCGCTTCTTTATTGACCGCGAAGGCGTTCTGGTATTTGAGAACCGGATCGGCGCGACCCTGTCCACACCGGTCGCCGACTTCCATGACGACGGCACGAACTACCCGTACCGCGGCGTCGACATCTCATTTGGCGCCGACAAAGTCGTGAACTTGGTCTATGTCCAAACGATCAACAACAAGAACGCGACCGCTCAAGACGCTGGCAGTCAGGCCGAGTATTTTGTGCAAAGCCGCGCGATCACCGCATCACTACTGGACACCGATGCCGACGCCCAAGATCTCGCCGACTACCTATTGAACCCTCAGCCGGAGGCCACGTTCACCGCGATCGAAGTGGCGTTCGCGCAGCTCTCAGATGCTCAACGTGACGTCGTCGCCACGATCGACGTCGGCGACACCATCACCATCGAGAAATCATTCTTGAACGGCGGCGTCGAAACACAGCTCGCCCAAGAGCTCGCCGTGGAAGGCGTCGAACATTTCATCAGCACCACCGAAGGGCATGTCGCCAGGTTCTACACAAGCCCCACCACAATCGTTTACGAGCTGATCTTGGACGATGGCGTCTATGGTGTGCTCGACGCCCTCAATGTCCTAGGATAGGAGTCACCTATGGCAACACCGCCAGTATTTACCGCAGGCCAAGTTCTCACCGCCGCGCAAATGAACGCGGTCGGCCTATGGCACATCTCCCGCACCACAGTCGGCTCGGCAGTTTCGTCTGTGACAGTGTCGTCAGCGTTTTCGTCGGATTACGACAACTACCGAATCCTCCTTCATGGAATCGTTCCCTCTACTACCGCCGGTCTTACGATTCGGTTCGGAGCCGTCGTAACCGGCTACAAGTTTGCCGGATTGCTCGCAAACTACGCCGGCACTACCTCGAATATTGGCACGGCAAGCGGAACCGCCTTACGCCTCGGCAATGTAGACCCGACCGATCTGGGAGGAATCTCGGCGGACATTTACGGACCGAACCTTGCCGATAAAACCAATGTGACTTCGCTAGCTAGCGACGGAGCAGGCAGCACTACGGGCGGCGTAACCATGTACGCCGGAGTTGAAACTGGAAGCACCCAACACACCGACTTCAGCATTCAGTTGAATAGCGGCACGATGACCGGCGGCACCATTGACGTTTACGGATATCGGAAGGTGTGAACATGACACGAGCAGAATATGAAGCCCTTTATCCGCTCGGCTCCGTGAATACGCAAGACGGCGACACGCTGAGACCAATGACGAACGCTGAATGGACAGCCTGGATTGACGACACTTGGAACGGAAACGAGCCGACTACACAAGATGTCGAAAACGCCCGCCGCGCCGACTATGAAGCTACGAGCGACCCCCTGTTCTTTGAGTGGCAACGAGGCGACGGAACCGAACAAGCCTGGCTCGACGCCGTGGCCGCCGTAAAAGCAGCCAACCCATATCCGCCGGCCCCATGATTGTCACCAGCGACGACGCTAAGACGCTCGGCCTCGCCGTCGTTCTCAGCGCCATCGTCATCCTGTGCCTCTGGATCGGATTCGACCGATGAACATTGCCAACCCGTCCAAAGCCATGATCGCCCTCGTCGCCCTGGTCTGCGTAACCATCCTTCTCGCCACGAACAGCGTCGACCAGTCAGCCGGCACCGGCCTGATCGGCATGATCGCCGGCTACGCCGTCGGTAACGGCATCGCAGCTCGACGCGGCGACGAAGTGACACCGATCATCGGAAAGAAGCCGTGACGCTTCGGTTCCATAGTTGGCAACGTGACACGCCACGCGCACCGTTCGACACCTGCTCACCGAACCTGCTTCAGATCCGCAAGTACCTTGAGCAGCGCTGGGGCTTTTGGAACCTTGGTTGTTACGGCCGCCGGCCCATCCGAGGCGGAACCGCCTGGAGCTCGCACGCTTTCGGAGCTGCACAGGATCTGAGTTACCGGCGCGACGACGGCCACCCGACCGCACCATCACGCCAATGCGTCGAACAAGACGTCATCCCCTGGCTCATTGAGCACCACGAAGTCCTCGGCATTCAACGCATTCATGACTATTGGGCGCGCCGCTACTGGGAAGTAGGCCGCGGCTGGATCGGCCGGCCGCCAGGCGCAAAGAACGACCATCTCCATATCGAAGTTACACCTGACACTTGGGGCTATTCGATGCCTATCGAACAGCGTCTCGTTTCCGGTCCGCCGCAGACCACTCAGCCGGAACCGACACCCAAGTACCCAGGGCAAACGACACGCCGAGGCTCCAAAGCCAAGGAGCGTGTCAAGTTGATCCAGCGTGAGCTCAAGATGCTGAAGTATGACGTCGGCCCTGTCGACGGCATCTTTGGCGCCAAGACTGAGGCCGCTGTGAAAGCCTTCCAAACCGATCAGGCGCTCGAGGTCGACGGCCTCGTCGGCCCGAACACTTGGAAGGCTCTGTTCAACTAACACACAGGAGGCAACTGTGGCAGACATGTCAGACTTCGAGGAAGCACGCCCGAAGCCCAAAATGGTCACGATCGACAAGATCATCGACGAGCTCGACGCTGAACGCACCGAAGCGCTCCGCGCAGCTCTCACCGATCTGTCCTACTCGACACCGACAATCGTGAAAGTGCTCCAGAAATGGGGATACAAGATCTCGACCTATCCGGTCGCTGAATGGCGCCGCAAGAATGTCTAACGACTTCGACCAAGAAGCCGAGATCGAGGAGCTGCGAAACGCGCTCGTCAGATCCCAGCGCGCCACCCGCAAAGCTCACGCCAAATCAGAAGCCATCGTCGAAGCCGTCTATCAAGCAGCGAAAGATGCGGCCGTCACACTCGGCAAGGCTCCGAGCGTTCCTACACCTAAGCGCGACACCCGCAAAAAGAACGCCGAGGTCGCCCTCATACACGCCACCGATTGGCAG